GGGCTACGGCGACACGCGCCTGATGCTCTCACTGACGCCGATCAGCTCGGTGGTCTCGGTGGCCCAGGACAGCTCGCCCATCACGGACTACGTCGTCGAGAACGCGAAGGTAGGGTTCCTTTACCGGCGCGCGGGCTGGGACTGGACGGCCCAGCTCGGATGGTCGCTCTCCGGGACGCCGATCCCCGGCAGCGAGGAAGCCGTCTTCGCGGCCACCTACTACGGCGGCTACCTGCTCCCCGGCGACGACATGAGCTCAAAGACCACGATCTCGGCGGCGAACGGGGACAACAGCCTCAACGACAGCGCGGCCGGCTTCCCGCTGCTGGCGCCCGGCGACCGGATCCGCATCTCGGGCTTCGCGACCGCGGCGAACAACGGCGCCTTCACTGTCGTCTCCCGGACGGCTTCGAAGGTGGTGGTGAGCGGTGGAACTCTGGCCACGGAGGTGGCCGGCCCGAGCGTGTCGGTTGCGGTGCGCAGTCTCCCCTACGACGTAGAGGAGGCCTGCATCGAGACGGCGAAGGCGTGGTACCTGCAGTCGGCGCGCGATCCAGCGGTGGCCAGCCGCTCGGTTGGCGATCTGTCGGTCAGCTATCGGGCGCCGTCCATCGATGCGGGCGAGAGCCTGCCCATCGAGGCCCTCAAGAGGCTGCGTAGCTGGGTAAGGATCGAGTGATGGATCCCGGATTCCTCGCCATGATGCCCGACAGCGTCACTATCGAGCCGCTGTCCAGCCGCGACACCTACGGCAAGCCCACCTACGGAACGGGCGTCGTCTACCAAGCCCGCGTCGTCCGCAAGCGCAAGGCTTACCGGCGAAAGGACGGCACGGAGGCCGCGTCAAGCTCGGTCGTCTACCTCGGCGGCGTGTCGGGCGCAACCGAGCAATCCAGAATCACGCTCCCCGATGGAACGCAGCCCGTGATCGGCGCCGTCAACCTCTATCCGGACGAGCTCGGCGCGCACCACGAAGTCATCTACCTGGAGTGAGTCGATGGCTGCGAACTTCACCTTTCGGGGCCTCGATGAACTCCGCTCCGTCGTCAAGAAATACGGCGACAGGGCGCCGAAGGCAGCAGCCCGCGCCATGTACCGGGAAGCGGAAAAGATCATGGCGAAAGCCAAGCCGCTGACGCCCGTGGACACCGGCAACCTCCGCGCCTCGGGCCACGTCCAACCGCCCGAATTCAAGCGCGGGTCCGTGACCGTTCGGCTCGGGTTCGGCGGAACAGCGGGCGTCACGAAGCGCGATTCTAAGGGCAAGTCCGCAGGCAAAGAGGACGTTTACGTGGGCTACGCCGTCTACGTCCACGAGGTCCAGGCGAAACACAACCCTGGAACGCAGTGGAAATACCTGGAAACGCCGTTCATGGAAGCGGCCGGCGACATGGACAAGCGGCTCGCCGCCGAGGTTCGCACCGAGCTCGAAGCTCTTAAAAGGAAGTAGCCCGCCATGCCCCAGAATCCACCACTGGATGTTGCCACGAAGCTCCAGACGGCCGGCGTGGGCGCTCTTGGCTCCTCCATCTGGGTCGGCCCCATCCGGCCCGCGTCGAGTTCCGTGCCCGTTGCGTCGGTATTCGTCACGGGAACGGGCGGCCCGAGGCCTCAGCGCACGCTCGGCCGGATCACCGAGATCCGGCGCCCAACGGTGCAGGTGATGGTACGAGCCGCTGACCACGATGCGGGCCTCACGAAGGCGAAGGCGGTCCACGCGGCGCTGCACAACTCGACCATTGCGGGCTACGGCGACGTGGAAGCGCTGCAGCCGGAACCCATCTACGTCGGGCTCGACAGCCAAGAGCACGAGCTCTTCAGCATCAACTTCATGCTCTTCTACCAACCGTGAGGCGCCCATGAGTTTTTCACCCGGCAACCTCGCCCAGATCTTCACCAACGGCTACGAGCTGACCAGCTTCTTCAGCGGCCACGACCGCACCGGCTCCGCCGTCGTCTCGAAGGTCACTACCTATGGCAAGACCCGCGAGGTCTATCTCGCCGGCGGAGTCCGCGATGCCCAGATCGAGCACGCCGGATTCTGGGACGGCGACGAAGCCGCCCTAGACGACATCATGCGCGCCTGCCTCGGCGCCGAAACCGGCTGGCTCTATCTGCCCGTCGGCGACGGTCTCGGGAACTACTGTTCGGGCGCCGTCACCATCGCCACGAAGTACACGAAGAAGAGCGGCACAGAGGGCGCCGTGCCCTTCACGGTGAGCGGCCAGGCCACGGGAGGCGATGATGCGGCCCTGGTGCTGCACGCCCACGCAACGCGGAGTACGTCCGGCAACGGCAGCGCGATCGACAACAGCGCAGCCACCACGAACGGCGGCGTCGGGTTTCTGCAGGTCACAGCCGCAACAGGCCCTGGCACCATCAAGATCCAGGATTCCACGGACAACTCGACGTGGACGGACCTGGTGACGTTCGCGGCGGCGTCCGCCGTCGGCGCGCAAAAAATCGAAGTCACCGGCACGGTCAAGCGCTACCTGCGCGCGACTTGGGCGCCGGGAACATCAATAACGTTCATCGCGGCCTTCGGGCGCCGCTGAGGGCAAGGACATGGGTTTTGTTGTTGGCATCAACGGCGTATTCAAGCTCGACAACGCGAGCGACTCGCTCATCGACATCTCCAGCTACATCACTGGCATCGACGACTCCGACGAGGTCGGCGTGCCCAAGGTGACGACCATGGGGAAATCCCGCGAGGTCTACCTCGCTGGAGGCGTCGGCGACGGCACGTTCGATCTGGAGTTCATCTGGGACGCGACGATCGACGCGATCCTGCGCCACGCGGAAGGCCGCTCAAAGACCTACGAGTATGGCCCGGCGGGATCCACCAGCGGCCTGCCAAAGGCCACGGGCGAGGTGATCGGCAAGAGCTACAAAGTCAGCCAGAAGGCCGGCTCTGACGCGATCACGTGCTCGATCAGCCTCCAAAAGACTGACACCCAAACCCATACGACCTGGTCGTAAGAGGCGCCATGGCAACGATTCCGATCCTGTCCGTCGATCAAATTCTCTCCGCCCCCGACCGTGACGCGAAGCTCGTCGAGGTGCCCCAGTGGGGCGGCGCCGTCAAGATCGTTCCGCTCTCCAAGGGCTTGCAGCGCGCCGTCCGCGAGAAGTCCAAGAAGTGGGAGATCAAGGACGGTCGCCGCGTCCACGAGCTCGACGCTGACGCCTTCGAGCGCAACCTTTGGCTCGAGAGCGTCGTGGAGCCCAAGTTCACCGAGGCGCAGTACGACGCGCTGAAGGACAAGAACTTTGCGGCGCAGGAGGTGGTGCTGCGCGAGATCCTGGCGATCAACGGCATGGCGGAGGGGGCTGTGCGCGAAGCACAAAAGAGCTTTCCTTCGGGGCCTACATGAGCCCCAGAAATACCCGGATGAGGCGGAAGAGGGCTTTGAGTTCCGCCTCGCCGGGCACCTCAAGATGAGCGTCGAGCGCCTGCGCCGCGAGGTCAGCGCGGGCGAGTTCATCAAGTGGGCTGGGTGGTTCCATGCGGAGGCCAGCTACATCGAGAGCCAGCGGAAGGGGTGAGGGGTCAGGGAAGTTTCCCTGACCTTATCCTTACATTGATCTGCAAGAAGTCCGCCTCTGGCCCCATTTCTGGGGCTTTTCGCTTTTCAGGAGCACCCTCATGGTCATGGTCGGCGTCATCGAATCCACCATTACGCTCGGCACGGGCGACTTCGGCAAATCCATCGATTTCGTGATGGGCGGGCTGAAGCGCATGGCCGGGGCGTTGTACGACTTCGGCCAGGACTCGCTGAACGCCAGCATGGACTTCAACCGGTCGATGGCGAACATCGGCAGCTTGATCCCCGGCAATACGGAACGTGTGCTGGAGCTGAAGGGCGCTGTGCAGCAGATGGCCGAGCAGACCGGCAAGAGTACGGAAGAGTTGGCCGGCGGCATGTACGAGATGATCGGCGCCTTCGGCGACTCGGAGGACTCGGTGGCGCGCCTGCGCACGGCCACGGATCTGGCGTCCGCTGGCCTGGCTACCACCAAGGACGCTATGGCCCTGATCGCAGCCGAGACCCGAGCCTACGGCGACACGTCGAGCGAGACAGCCGCGAAAGTGGCGGACCTGGCGACGATGGCCGTCAACCTGGGCCAGACTACCTTGCCCGAGCTCGCAGATGCCATGCCTCGCGTGACGGCCCTGTCTTCGCAGATGGGAATCTCCTTCGAGGAGATGAACGCGGTGATGGCGACCTTTACGGGCGTCACGGGCAATGCGGCCGAGGTCGCAACCCAGATGCGCGGCATGCTCCAGGCCCTGGCTGCGCCGAGCGAGCAGATGAAGACGCTCTTTGAGGAATGGGGCGTCTCGACTGGACGCGAGGCCGTCGAGATGATGGGGCTTCAGGGCGTGATGGAGAGCGTGAACGAGCGCGCCACCGAACTGGGTGCGGGTGGCCTCCAGGCTCTTGTGGGCTCGATCGAGGGCCAAACCTTGGCGATGGCCTCCGCTGGCGAGGTCGGGCAGAAGTACGCCCAGAACTTGGGCGAGATGCAGAACGCCTCCGGCGCTACGGCAAAAGCCCTGGCCGAGCAGAACGACGGCATCGCCAGCGCGGCTCACGCATGGGACAGGCTGTCGGCCGGATGGGGAGTCTTCAGCCAGCGCGTCGGGCAGGTGCTGGAGCCCGCCTTCGGCGTCATCTGGGACGCCTTGCGCGAGGGCATCAACGTCACTTCGGAATGGCTTGGGAAGATTCCGGATCTGACTGAGGCAATCCGGCTGTTTGCCGTGGACTCCGTGGCGTGGGTCAAGGGCACGCTCGTGCCTGGATTGGTTGAGGCATGGCCCGGAATCAAGCAAGGCTTCGTAGATGCCTGGGAGGGCATCAAGGCGTTTATTGCGGGAGACACGGATGCATTTATCAGTAAATTTGCTGCGGTTGGGGACGCTGCCGGGGGGGCGATCGGTGCCGCCATTGAGAAGGCATGGCCCTATATCGAGGCGTCTTTTAGGGCCCTCCTGGAGAGACTGCTGGGGGCGCTCGTTTCGTGGACTTCCCAGATCCCGGGCCGGATCAGTTCGGCTGTCGGGAATGCCGTCATTCCAGCGGCGCCGCTACCGGAATCGGTTGGGGATTGGACGGTGGGAGACCTATTCAACTGGGCCACAGGGCGCCATGCAGCCGGTGGTCCCATCTCAGGCCCTGGCACGGGCACATCGGACTCCATCCGGGCCTACCTCTCAAATGGCGAGCACGTCTGGACGGCGAAGGAGGTGGAGGGCGCGGGCGGGCACCGGGCCGTCGAGGCCCTGCGCGGCGCGGCGGCAAGGGGGTTCGCCGAAGGTGGCCCCGTCGGGTCAAGAAGCAACCCATTGCAGTCCGTCCGCAATCTTGGCACGTACAATTACGACAAAAACGGGAATATCATCGGCTCAAACAAGGGCACAGCCGAGGATCCCTTCAGGCTCCAGTACTTCGCGGACACCTTCCCCGAGAAAATGCAGGCAATCCTTGGTTCGTTCTCGGCGGACGTGTCGGGCATGTTTCCCGGCCTGTCCGGCGCGCAGCAAATGTTTGATCAAATGAATCAGGGGGCGCTCCAGGCCCAGAGCGGCAATACGTTTTTTGATTTTGGCGCCCTGCGCAACATGCAGGAGGGCAACCTGAACCTCCTGCGATTCATGGAAAAGGGGAGCGAGGGCTGGTACCGGGAGTGGATGGATAGACTGATCGGCACGTCGGCGAGCTGGGTGGACTCGCTCCAGGAGCAGCGCGTGGTGATGGGCCAGGCCACCGAGGCCCAGAGCCAGGCCCAGACGGCCATGCAGAGCATGATCGAGCCGCTCCAGACTGCATCCATGGGACTGGCGGAGTCGGCGGCGGCATCTGCGGCGGCGGCCGCTTCAGGTGCGACCTTCGGGCAGACGATGGCTATCTCTTCGCAGATGGTAGCGCTCGGCGCTGGGCAGATGGCGGGCGCCTTCGCCACCTCCTCGATGAGCATGGGCCTGGCGGCGGCCGGCACGATCTCCATGATCGATCAGCAGCTCGCGCGGTACGGCGACGTGACGACCGAGCTCGGCAAGCAGCTCGCAGGCGGCTACGGCATCACGGGCGCCGTCGTCGCGGGCGATGCGTCGGGTATCGGACATGGGGCATCCTTCACGCCGCCGCCCGGCTGGAACGGCTTCTCGTGGGCGCAAGGCCTCGGCGGCGGGACCAGGGCGCTGTCGCCCGGCTTTGGCCAGCAGCCAAACATCATCGTGCAGATCGACGGGGAGGCCGTGTTCCGCGCTGTGCAGAACCACGCGGCGACTTACGGCAGTCAGAACCCCGGGATGTGGGTCTAAATGGGGTTCACGCTCGATTTCAAGGTGGCGTGGGGCTCGCTTCCGTTGTCGGCCAGCCCCTCGTTCTCCAGCGTTGGGAGCCGCATCTTGTCGCTGAGCACGGCGCGTGGCCGGTCGTTCAGGCTCGACCGCTCGCAAGCCGGAACCTGCAAGGTAGCGTGCATGAACACGGACGGCGCCCTCGATCCGGACTATCCGAGCGGCCCGAACTACGGCAACATCAAGCCGGGCCGCAAGGCACAGGCCCTGATCACGGTGGGCGGCAACACCCACGAGCTGATCACCATCTTCCTGCAGGGCCTGCCGCGCGTGTTCCCTGGCCAGGTGAGCGACGTGGTGACGCTGGCGGGCGCCGACGGCTTCGTCCGGTTCGGGAAGCCAAAGATCACGACCGAGAGCGACTATCCCGAGGAGCTCTCCGGGGCGCGCATCACGCGAGCACTCAACGCTGTGTCGTGGCCCGGCACCAGCCCGGATGCTCACCGAGCCATCGACGCGGGCACGTCCCTGATCCCCCCCGTCGGCGTCAAGGGGCGATCCGCGATTGAGCACATCCTGCACTGCGAGCAGTCCGAGCTCGGGCGTTTCTTCATCTCGAAGTCGGGCGCCGCCGTCTGGCTGGCGCGCCACACCCTGCTCACCGATTCCGTCTACACCGAGCCGCAGATCGTTTTCTCGGACCCGGCCGAGGATGGCGACGTGGGCTTCGTGGAGATCGAGCCGGAATACAGTGACGATCTGCTGTACACGAAGATCGTGGCATCGCGTGTGGATGGCGATGAACAGATCGCGGAAGACGCGGACGCCGCCGACGAATACGGGCCTTCGACGCTGGATCGCGGGGAGTTGCTGCTGACCTCCGACAGCGAACTCGAAGACCAGCTCTACTACACGCTCCACCGCCACAAGCGGCCGGTCACGCGTTTTCGCAAGATCCGCGTGTGCTCGTCGGTATCGGACGCCGTACTTGACCGGATCCTAGGACTGGAGCTCGGATACCGCGCAACCGTGAAGAAGACGCACTCCCGGCTCGGCTACACGAAGACGCAGGACGTGCAGATCGAGCACATCGCGCACCAGATCGACGCGGACGAGCAGATCGTATGGTCGACCTTCCAGCTCTCCGACGCCGACACCAGCACCTATTACCGCCTCAACCACGCCACGTACGGCACTCTGGGCGACTGGCCCTGGGGATTCTGACCATGATCGAGAGCATTGAGACTATGTTGGCCCTCGCTGCGGCGCGCGGGCGCAAGAACCTGCAGCCGGGCAACGGAACGCCCACGATGGAGCTCTACTGGCGGATGCAACAGCGACAGGACCGCCCGGCCGGGCTCGTGGACAGGGTCGATGCGCCAGGGCTGGAAATCAGCCTCGTCGTGCAGGCCAAGATCAACCATAGCCGATGGGTCGCTGAGTGCTGTTTTTGCCGCAACGCCATGCTGGTGGCTCTCACGGATCCTCGGTGGTGGTGTTCGAACCTGAAATGCCGGAACGGTGGGCCGAGCGGCGCAGCAGGGGCGGCTATCCCGATCGAGATCCCGGAGCCCTGGGATATCATGCGGATCGAGGCTCTGCTTGTTCTGCGACCGGCACCCGAGGCCAGGAACTGGGAGCCGGGCACCACCGTGGCGCAGCTTGTCGCCGAGAACGCAGATTCGCCGCCCGCTGTGCGTGGCCGCACGATGCCTCCCATTGACCTCGGCAAGCTCCCTGCCGCGTGCCAGGAGCTGCTCTCGCGCTGGAGCCTGCTGTTCGGCGCCGAGGCCGTCGCGCAGGCCCTGGCCCGCCCGCCCGAGGAGTGGACGCAGTGAGCGGCTGGATCACGGCCAAGACCTTTATCCACCTGGAGCTGATGGCGGCGCGCTACTACCGCGACATCGCCGACGATTGCGACTATCTCCACGGAGATCAGGACGGGCAGGAGATCATCGATCTGGGGGCTTGCAATCTCTCCGTTGCCGAAGGTATTGGAGCCCAGGAGCGGTTCGGGCGGCTCGAGCTTGGGGCTATGCCCGACACGGCCGCGGGCCTGGTGGTGTTCGCGGGATACAAGGCCACCAGCACCAGCACGGGCGATGCCTCGACGCTGATCTTCTCTCTCCGGGATCCGAACACCAGCACGATCGAGGATCTGGCCAGCATCGGCTTCATCAAGGCGGCGAGCCTGGCGGGTCGCGGCGCCCTGGAGATCAACACCTATTCGGGTGGATCGGCGCGATCTCCTGTGTCCATGCGCATCGACCACCACCGCCGGATCGGGATCGGCGTCTCGTCGCCGGCTTACACCGTGGACGTAGAGGGCGACTGTAACGCCACGGACGGCTACGAGGGTCTCTCAACCTGGGGCGAGATCGCGCCCGGCACGGCCTATCACAAGGGCGACGCCGAGGTGACGGGACATTGGAAGGGCACCGTCGGAACAGGCACGGCGCCGCTCCAGGCCAGCACAGGGGCACCGCTCAACCGGAACCTCAACGCCGACAACCTGCAGGGCGCGGGCTGGCCGGGCGCGGGCACGAGCTCGACCGGCACGGCGACCGTATCGTCCAGAGATCCGACCGAATACACGATCGCCTCCGTGACGGCGCCGAGCTCAGGGCTCTGGGAGATCACCGGAGAGGCCACGCTCGCGCCAGCGTCCGGCGACCTGGGTGCCAAGTTTTACGTGAAGACGACGGGCGGCGATCGCTGGGTGGATTGCTCGTGCGGCACGGCGAGCGAAAAAACGCAGGTGATGGCTGTTTCCGAATACCAGGCCACGAACGGCGAGACGCTGTACTTCAAGATCAAGAAGACGAGCGGGACTGGCTCCAGCACGGCCACCGGCTCAATCCGGATCCATAAGGTGTCGCCATGAGCTGGACAGCCGAATACATCTACGTCGATGGCGAGAATCCGGACGCCGACAACCTCAACTACTACGTCCGCGACAAAATCAAATACCTGCACGGCGACGGCGAGAGCGTCACGGCGCGCGACAAACTGCTCTTGGCGCCCGGATTCCAGGCGAACGCGGCGGCCCTCTACTTCACGCGCACGTATTCATCGAGCGGCGTGTCCTATCGATTCGTCGGCGAGAAGACCGACTCTCCCACAGCGCTGGCGAATGGCCAAAAGCTGCGCCTAGTGCTGAAGATGCGCGCGATCGCGGGGCTCACGGAGCGGCTTGGGCTATTTGAGGTGGAGCGCACAGCATCCGGCTCCGGCAAGATCTCCTACTACCCCTACAAAGTCGGCGTTTTGGCTTCCGTGCCGGCGTTCGTCCTTGATTCCTCCGGGCGGCTACTCATCGGCCGATCCTCCGGCGGCTATGCCCTGGACGTGGACGGCCCCATCCGGGCGGCCACATACCTGATCGGCGGCAGCGCAATCGGGCAATGGATCCTGGACGGACGGACGATGACCTTCGACGGCGATGCCGAGGTGGGCGGGGCCCTGATCGCAGGCGGACACTCCTGGTCCGACGACGCCACGGCGCAGGCGCCGTTCCAGTGCGAGAGCCAGACGAAGAATACCAATCTGAACGTACCGAAGGTCCGCGGCTACGGCTGGCCTACAAAAAAGACGGCGTTCACGCCAGCGCCCGTACCCGTCTACGAGTCATCCGGCGACCCGACCACGCTCGTTTCATTGCTTGTGGATCGAGCCGGCTTCTACGACATCACGTGTGAGGCCAGCATGCCCATCACTGTCTCCAGCGGCTTCCCAGGGCTGGGACTGTTCGCGCCCGGAGAGTTCGAGAGCGCCGGAGCGGTGATTGGCGTGTTCGCCAGCTCGAATGTGATCGGCGACATCGTCCAGTCGAAGAACGTGTACCGCTGCCTGGTGCCATCCTCTTCTTCCGCGCTTACCACGCGCGTGCGCGTGTTTGGGCAGGCTGTGGGCGCCGTGAGCGGGTCCATCGTGGCCTGGTGGCGTGCGCCCGTGCGCCAGATTCGACCCTCCAGCACGCGAATCTCCGTCACCATCGGATCGCCAACCGTCACCAAGACTTGAGGTTGATATGCCTACGAGCGGAATGTATGCCGCAGCTGTTGAGGCGTTCGCGCGAGCGCAAATCAATTGGCCCGCTGATGATGTGCTGGTGCTTCTTGTTAATACCGCCTATTACACCGTCAACCTTGAGACGCACGACGTCCTTGCCGATATTCCATCGGGCGCCCGCGTTGCGTCGGCTGCGCTCACCGGGAAAACGGTGAACGGCCGCGTATTCGATGCAAGCGACGTTGCGATCAGTGGAGTCACTGGCGATACAGCGGAGGCAATTATTATAGCCCACAACACTGGCGACGAATCCGATTCTACGCTCATTTATTACACGGATACCGGCACAGGCCTGCCGACTCTTTCTTTTTCAAATGAAACCGCCAACATCGAATGGCCAAGCGATTCTGGCCGCATCTTTTCGATAGGCTGACGGCATGCCTTTTGTAAACACATATCGGCCGCACCCTGGCGACATCACGACAGCCGACGATTTCAATCTGCTCATGGGGTTGCTCATGCACTTGCGTGGGCAGGAATCCGGCCAAGCCGAAATCGATTCGGGCGCCCCGTTCCGGGTGAGCGATTCCATTGAGAGCACGCACGCCACGGCGCTCGACATTCGCAAGCGCTACGAAACAGGTGAGGTGCCGGAGTTCCATCTGTTCGCCGAGATGATCGGCGGGTCCTCGCTCGAGGATGGATTCTACGTCGAAGCCTCCGGCGAAATCGGCGTAACTGGCGGATCCGTGGAGCGGTATGGCTCGATCGTCGCTGAGCGGGTTGGGCTCGCATCAGGCAAGCTCAAGATCCAGACGCTCTACGACACGGCCTTCAGCGACCTCGGCACGGCTCTGTGCGTGGACGAGGACGGCAATGTCGGCGCCCAGACCGAATATCCCAAATTCCTGCTCGACATCCCGGCTGGCGCACTGAATATCTCCGGTGATTTTTATCAGGATGGCACCCTGCTCACCGACTGGACGCTGACGGGCGGCACTCCCGACAAGGTGTCGAAGACCGGAAACGTGCAGCTCTTCGGATCCTTCAGAAGCACGCTGGCCAGCGGCGCGCCGTATCCGGTGACATCGACCACCGAGTGCCTGAACGTGGACGCGGACCTACTTGATGATCACGCATGGCACGCTGGGCTCTACCAGGCCGGCACAGTCGACAGCGTCGGCTCATCGGATGTGGCGTCCACGGCATCGGTGGACCTCGACAAGGCCGGCAAGTGGCGGATCCGCGCGGCCGGCTGGTGCATCAACTATGCCTCGGGGGACCAGGGCCGAACCTGGGAGGCGCGGATCAAAACATCGGGAGGCACGCAGATCGGCGAGACGGCAGAGCTCACCCTCAGCCAGTGGAGCGCAGTGGAGGAGCGGAGCGAGCAAAAAACGTTCCTCATCACGGGCGATTACACGGCCGCCGGCGTGACGACGGTGCGCGTTGAGCTCGTGGTCGTGAGCGGAACCGGATCCGCGAACTACTGCGAGTGCAAGATTGAAGCCACTTGGGAAGGCGCATAGCAGATGAGCGACTACGAACGCGACCACGAAGGCCGATGGAAGAAGCGGCCTTCAGGGCTGATTGTGCCGTCCACGTTTGGCGCCCACCTATTCCTGGCTGGGCCGCTCTCGGGCGCCGACGCGACCCCTACGCCGCGCGCCATCGACTCCAGCGACCTGCCGGAGGCCACGGACGTGGCAGTTGGCGGAATCGCGCTGGCCGAGGATTTGGACGGAATCGCCGCGGCTCCGCAGGTGCGACAAGCTCGCGGGCTCCGGAGCTCGGGTGGTACGCGGTATCCGATCGGGAGCCTGTCGGAGGGCAGGTATCTCAAGATCGTCGATGGGCAGGTTGTGGCGGCCTTCGGCACCACGTCCGGCAGCGCGCAGCAGCCCCTCGGCCACGACATCTCCGCGCTTCCGAGCGCGAAATCGCATTGGCCGCTCTTGGACACCATCCTGGGCGGCACGAGCATTCCTGATGTGCTGGGCGCGCACGACATCACCACCACCAACACGCTCCGCAGCGTGGGACGACTCTGGTACAGCTCCGAGGGGCAAGTGTGGCTCTCGGCCGCATCCGTCCAGAGCGTGGGCAACGTCGCCTCGCTCGTCGCCGAGGCGCGGGACGCCTCGTGCTACTTCATGGGCTGGATCTTCGTGGCGGGCGAGGTGAACTCCACCTGGCGCCTGTTCGCCATCCCGCAATCGGGAACCGGCTCGGGCGCGAACACACCGTACAGCCTCTATCTGGACTCGCCTAACTCCCGCCTCACCCTCTCTTGGCAACACAGCTCGAACAAGACCGTAACGACCGTGGCTGAGATCGCGCCTGGCCTGCACCACGTATGCGGCATGAGAGAGCACAGCACCACCTCAACCGCCACCATCGTGATCGATGGGGAGATTGCCGCGACAGCATCCGGCCTCACCAACCCGAGCGGCGGAGGATCGCTCACGGTGGCGCGCCTTGCCCACAGCGCCTCGCCGACCGGGGAGGCCAACCACGCCGTCCTGGGCGACTGCGTGTGGGGCTCTGGCGGCCTACCGACTCTCGCTCAGATCCGCACCCAGTACCGGCGCGGCATGGGCAGCTACTGAAACAGGGAAGGGACCATGAAAATCGAGGACTGGGGACAGGCCCTTGCCGGCCTGCTCGGAGCCGGCGGCCTGGGCGCGGCGATCACCCGCTGGCTCACGCTGCGGAACAGGCGAGAGGAGAGTGTGGATCACCGATTTGAGCGGCTGATCGACGAGCTCCAGGCGCAGCTGCAGCGCGCGCACGACGCGGCCGATCGGCTGCAGGCCCGCGTGGACGAGCTCACTCGCACCCAGGCGCAGGATGCCGCGCGCATTGCGGAGCTCGAACGGGTGGTCGCCGAGCAGCGCCGAGAAATTGAGCGATTGGGCAAGTTGGAACAACAGAACGAGAGGAGACAGGATCATGTTGCGAGCAATTCTTGACCTTGCCCACGAAATCTACGAGCGCGCCACCAGCGAGGCTCTCTACGCCTACGCCGACAAGATCGCGGCGCTCGACAACAACAACACCGGCGTCGATGACTGGCTGGCCAAAGGCCTGCGCAAGATCGCCGACCACCTCAAGGCGAAAGGGCGCTGAACATGGGACTCTATCCGGTACGCGGCGGGTTCCCCACCACAGCCGTCGCACCCACAGCCCAGGCCACCGATTCGCCCGGCCGGCTGCGGGTGGCAGCGTAATTCAGGCCCGCCCGCCCGCGCGGGCCATTTTTCGGGAGGCTTCATGGCCACGTTCTTCTCTCGCCTGTCCCTGCTCGCCGCGGCGCTGCTCGTGCTCGCCGCGTGCGGGTCCCTCCGCCCACCGCAGTGCCCACCCTTTTGCCTGCCTCCGCTGGGCACGGCGACGCCAACGACAACCCCTACCCCCACCTCGACGGCGACTCCGACAGCGCCGCCTGCTCCGAGCGCTACTCCGACGCCGCGAACGGCGCCGAGCCCTCCGCCCGTCGAGGTGCGGCAGCTCACCAGTGGTCGGGCCGTTGTTCGGCTCGATTTGCGCGGGTTCGCTCCACCGGCCGGCCAGGACTATTTTGCCCTGGCTACGCTCATGTGGGATCCAGCGGATAAGCACGCTCCAGCCCTGGAGCTCTCCGTGCGGGGCACCGAGGGCGCGCCGTGTCTGGCTCTGCCCTGCGGTGCTTCCAGGCTCGGGCTCGTGGCGCGGTTCTCCGGCGACATCGCGGCCGACCACCTCCAGGCCGATGAACGGCTGATGTGTGGCGAGGGGATCAAATACTCGGCACGCCTCCCGATCGGCTCCAATCCGCTGGTGGACGTGGCGGTGGAGTGGGATGCCAGCGGCGTGCTCGTCACCACGCCCACGGGCGCGTTCCGGCGGCTCAAGCAGGGAACCCTGCGCGTCGGCTTCGGTGCGTTCTTTGTGCCCGCTCCCGCGCCGCCCAGGGGCATCGGCTGGGCGTATGGCCCTGCGCTGGTATCGGCGCGGGCCGCGCTCCTGATCTGGGAGGCGGTGGGGGAGCAGCCGGAGCTGGGCGCGTGCCCCTAGAAATCGAAAGCCCGGCACTAGGCCGGGCTCTTAGCTTGCAGCACCTGCTCCAGGAGGCGCAGCGTCGCCGCGTTCGGCACCCGCCCCCCGGACTCCCAGCGGCTGATTTCGCCCTGTTTCACCGGCCGGCCGAGAGCGGCCGTCATCCGCTCGGCCAATTCCGCCTGCGTCATGTCGCGCGCCTCGCGCAGGGAGCGGAGGCGCTCGCCGGGCGTGGGCAGTGGGCGCATCGCGGCACGGAGTTGCGTCTCATTCCAGTGCAACTCCGGCTCCAGCACCCGAGCCGATGGATCGTTGGCGCGGCGGATCTCCAGTTCTCGCCCTGCCCACTCTCGCCAGTCGGCCAGGGCGTAATGGAGCGAATCGAACGCCCGCCTCTCGTCGGCGTCCATGCCCAGATCCCAATCGGCCGGCTCGATGGGGGCGCGCACCGATGACGCCCCCCGCGCGCGTGCGTAGGCGCGCTCTCCCTCCATGGCCGCGACAATGCGGTTGAACTCTCCGATTTTCATGATCTCCCTCCCTCTGGCCCGAGCGTATCCAGGAGGCCCGCCAGAGCTGGCCATGCTCCCTCCGTATCCATCGCCGCGTCCCAGAGGTGGCGTCCGCCTCGGACGGCCGCGTGCAGGGCTAGCTCCTCTGGCGGCGTGGGTTCCGCCGCCTCCGCCAGCCCTCCAAACATCAGTGGGCTCAACTGCGCCAGCCAGACCTCCATGCGGGCGCTCAGTTCTGCCCAGAGTTGAGATCGGACAGCCTCCGCGATCTGTCGGCGCACGGGCGCGCCGTGCCCAGCCTGGCTATCGTGGGGCTCTGCTCGGAGCAGCGCCAGTTCCGGCGCGAAATCCCGCTCGAACTCTGCTGAAATTTTCTCGATCCACATATCGATCCCCCTTCAGGCCGCAACGGCCTGGCGCTGAATGGTGTGGCCAGCGAGTTGTTTCCGCCAGCGGTAGATGTAGTTGCGGGAGATGCCCGCGTCGGCCAGCACAGCCCATTTCGAGCCGTTCCGGGCGCTTTCGTAGGCCGCGACGATTGCCGATTTCTCGGCAGCGGTCCAGTTCCGGCGCGTTTTCGATCCGCTGGTGGGCGGCTCGGGCGTCGTTTCGGGAGTTGTCACGACCGTCTGGGTCAACGCAACGATGGCTGCCACCATATCGGCGATCTCGGCCACGCGCGCGGCGGCGGCGGCCCTGTTCGCGGCGTTGAACAGCCTGCGAACGATCGCGTTTTTGAAATCGCCCCGCGCCTCGATCCACCGGGCGGCGGAGGTTTCGACCTCCATTTCCTCGACGAGCAGTTGCCCGGTGGCAAACAAATTGAGCTGGTAGGCGCGGCCCTTGTCGTCCGCGTCGCGATGGCCGTAGGCGGCAGCGCAGTTCTCGAAAAAGCGCGCGGTGATTCCGGGGAAATCCGCCCGAATGTCCGTCGCCCACGCGATCTGCTTTGCGCTCCCAACCAGTGCCACCATTTCGCTCCTCCTGCTTCTCGGTGAGCTCCATTGCTCACACTATCTATATAGCCACTGGCTATATATTGCGCAATAGGCCAGTGCCGAAAATCGAAAAAATATCTTGGGGTAGCCCAGGGGTAGCGATTTTGGGGGAGGGGTCGAGGGGTCGATGCCGGAAAAATCAGGGCTCATGTGGCGGAGGCGTGTGGGGATCGAATTCATGCACACCTCCGCCAACGCCTCCCCGAGGAGGGCGGCGTCCGCTGATCGCCTTTGGCGGCTATGTACAGATCTTGGGCGCATGAAAAAAACCTGTGGCTATGGTTACGTGCGAGGAGGCAAAAATTCAGGGGTGGATTATTTCCAGTTCCACGTCGAGAGCCGCGGCTGTTCCGGCACCTCGTCCCACGGGTGCCACCACCTCGGGCGGCCGTAGACCAGCAGGCAGCTCGGCGTTTTGTTCCCGTTCCCCGGCCGGCCGCCCAGCAGGAAATTCACCCGGCCCGGCAGCAGAATCATGTGGCTGGCGGCCGATGCCCACTCGTGCCAATAGCGCGTATCGGTCCAGGGCGGCACCAGCACCACGACAGTGCAGGCTCCGCCGATCGACTCGTGGGCGGCCTTGCGGAGCCACGGGGCGATGTTGCTGTACGGCGGGTTGCACCAGCACGTCTCGCCGCGCCAGCTCTGGGCCAGGCCGTCGTCTTCGGGCGAGAAAAACCGCTCGACCTTGGCCGTTTCCCGGCGCGCGCAGACGTCGAGCGTGAAGTGGAAGTGCGCGTCGATGGCCACGAAGAGTTGATGCGGCGTCTCCCAGCAATCGCGGTCGGTTTCGGTTGATGCCTGGATTTGCTCGGTGCTCATCGCCATCTCCTGGTGAGTGCTCGCCCTGCCCGCCTCACCGCATCAGCTCGGCGAGCATCCTCGGAGGCGTAGGAGTATCTGGAGGTCGCTTCCGCAGCCCGGATGAGGGCCGGGATCTCGGCCAAATTAAATAGAGACAGGCTATCCATCATGAGGCGCACAGCGTCAGCCCTGCGGTGGGAGCCGTACCGCGTCCTCGGCGCGCCCAGCCCACGGATAGGCAGTCCCAGCGGCATCCACATCGAGCCATCGGACCCGATATTGATCTGTCGTCCGTCGGCCGTGGTCCGACGGGCTACCCTGTGATGGCCGAGGGTGCCACAGGGGCAGACAGGGGATAGCGCTCCGTGCCCGCTGGAGCCGATGGAGCGGCGCAGATCGCGGGCACGGTCATCGGCGGTGGGCATTTGATCATCTGCACTCATGGCGCCTCCTGTCGTGCGCGTCCGGCCGCATCGAGGGCAGCGCGGGTCACAGGCCCCACCACGCCATCGACGTTCAGCCCGGCCGAGGCCTGGAACGCCTTGACGGCTCGCTCGGTCGCGGGGCCGAACCCACCGAGACCGCCGGCACGGACGCGAGGATCCAGGTAGCCGAGTCGGATCAGCGCCTCCTGTAGCTGCGCCACCTCTGGGCCCTTGTCGCCTCGGCGCAGAACGGACGGCTTCGGAGGTGTGCCGGCGGTGAACAGCGCGGACTCTTCCTCGCGGCGCTTGACCAGGCCATCGTCCACTCTCCCATCGGCGTGACACCACTCCTTGAGCAGCGCGGGCACGCTCCAGGGATCGCCGGCATTCAGGTGCGTGACGACCTTGCTGCCCTTCGCCTGGCCCCCGCCGACGTTGTAGAGCCAGCTCAAGATCGCAGCCTCCTGACCCTGCGAGAGGGGCACTTGCACCAGCCTTGCCAGATCGCGTTTGGCCGCGG